AGGAACAGTATCGCAGGCTAACGCCATGCGATTCACCTGGAGAGTCCTTACATACTTTAAAGAACCTAAAAACTCCTAGATGGCCGCTCAGGCGCCGCGGGGGCTAACCCTATTTCGCCGGGGGCGAGACCGCCTGGATTGCGCGGAGCGCTTAAAAAAAATCTTTACTAAACCCTGTCTAGTTATCAATTACTGTTACGATTTTTGTATGTCGGCCGGGGGCCGAAGAACCCTATTTCGCCCAAGGGGCGAGACACTGTTACGTTCGTAATCATACCTTCTTACTCCACTGGTGTTAATGTAGTCACATCGTGAACGACAATGCGGTCCTCGCTGAGCTTCTCGTAGTCGGGCTGCTCGTTGCAGAAGACAATGACATGGGGCTTGTGCACAAGCATTTTGGTCTGCGACATATACTTGGGGGAGAAAATGAGTCGGTCCTTGATAGACTCGAGGATACCATACTGCAAGTATTGCATGTGGTCTCTGGGGATGTTAAACAAAAAGACACGTTTTGTGATATCAACGGCATGAGCGATATCATCCCTCTTTCCAACCGAAAAGAACTGTGCATCAACATTATCCGTGAGGAACTTGCGAATAAACCAACTCTTACCTGAGCCTCCGGGCTCATCAACAAAGAACTCAATCGAGCGATCACAAACGGCAGGTTCCTTAAGCTTCTGGTTAAGGTCGAGCTGCCAGCCGGAGTAGGGACCGGTCTCCAAGTTTGGAGAAGGATAGAGGAGGTCCCTTAACTCTTTGAGTTTGTTACCGTAGCGACAGTACAAAGCGGTCCAATTCAATGCGATGTGGGCGTCGGTCGGCCAAGTGTCTTGCTCTAGTAACCACGTCTTGAAAGAGTCAAAATCACTTCGTTTTCCTTGGAAGGGGACTCCAGAAAAATCACCAAACTCGATCCAGCCAGGCGTCTTCTTACAATAGTCAGCTGCTTGCTTTGGAGTACCTCGAGCAAGCTCAACGTGAGATCCAGAAAGGAGTGTTCGTACACTGGTGATTCGTTTTCGTTCGGCGAAGCAGACATAACCCTGGAGATGAGGGGTACCGGTTGTAGGTGCGACTTCGTGTGCAAATACGGCATAAAGCACGTTTGATTCGTCTTCAAATAAATCCTTGAATTTCTGCGTTGTGACCGCAGTAGGGTTGTTTGTCGTGAAACAGAAGTGCCGTCCGCGCATCATGGTGGCCAGAAGTGAAATGGCCAGAGGTGCCCTGGGTAATAATAGGCCAGGGCGTTGGGTTGATTACTTTTTTGAAAAATGGCAACTCGTTCACAATTAGCTCTGGCCTACAAAGCAGGTGCTTGGAGTGAATTTGCAGCCGAGCGAGCCTGGTCTAAGTATAGGAAACCAGTCATGGCGTACTTAAGGCGTAAAAGATACACAATGCGAACCGCAATGCGGAATCGATATCGCGGAACCCGGTATGCTCCCAAAAGGAGGCGCAGGCTTGCCCAAGTACGTAAGAAACGGAAAGGAATGTTTGCAACGTACAACGTCGGAGAACGCATTGGAACTTCCAACTGTAAGGTGAACACCGATACAGGTTCCGCTCAAAGAGAAACGAGAACCCTTCACATCATTAATTGTACTGATATGGCCCATACAAGTGCCAATGAAATCAATGCAAGAAACAGAAACTTGGTCAACGTCCGAGGAATTAAAATCTGTGCTGAAGTAAACAATCAGCTGAATGAACCACTATACCTAAATATGGCATTGCTATCCGTTAAGAATGGAAATGTGGTGTCAAATGTGGATTTCTTCCGTTCGCCCGACGCGAGCCAGACGAGAAGTAGAAACTTCGCCAATACTCTCACGTCAATGGACTTCCACTGTCTGCCACTGAACTCAGATCAGTTTACGATCCTGAAACACAAGCGGTATCGCCTCAACGGAAAAGAAACAAACAACGACTACGTCGCCAATAATGGAAACACATTCATGAACATCGACTGGTATAAGCCGATTAAAAGGCAAATCAGGTTTGATGAGAATGCTCAAACATTGGCAGAAACACCAATTTATCTCGTTTACTGGTGCGACCGCTTTGGAGCCTTGACAGGAACAGTATCGCAGGCTAACGCCATGCGATTCACCTGGAGAGTCCTTACATACTTTAAAGAACCTAAAAACTCCTAGATGGCCGCTCAGGCGCCGCGGGGGCTAACCCTATTTCGCCGGGGGCGA